TTCAGATTCAAACATGGGCTGGTGATGGTGGTAATGACGTTGAAGTTGGTGACACATTGCCGGTGGATCTAACCTCTACTGGATTTATGCAATGGGTTAAGAATAGAACAAATGCCGCAGATCATGATATAGCTGACGACCTCCGCATAGGTGGTGGCGGTGGAGAGACTCACGCTATTATTTACACTAACAGTTCTTTAGTTGAAAGTGTTAGTGGTGAGATTGATGCGCCATCATCTGATCATATGAAGATGAATAATGCGTTGAGAACAAACCACGCTTCTAATAATTATGTTGGTTGGTGCTGGGTTGGTGGTACGTATGGTGGTTCAAGTAACTCAAATGGAACAATAACTGCTACAGTTAATGCAAATGCCACGGCTGGTTTCAGTATAGCAACTTATACTGGCACAGGAGCAAATGCTACAGTTGGCCACGGATTAAGCGCAGCTCCTGATATGATCTTGGTTAAGTGTCGGGATGCGGCCCGATCATGGAAGGTCTATCATTCAGCTGGGTCATCAGATCCACAGACTGATTATCTTGTGCTAGATACAAATGGAGCCCTAGTCGATGATGCCACGGTGTGGAATGACACAGCGCCTACCTCTACTGTTTTTAGTCTCGGCAGTCATAATGATGTAAATGGCAGTGGCGATGCCTTTGTTGCCTATTGTTGGGCAGGTGTAGAAGGATATTCCAGTTTCGGAAGCTATATTGGAAATCAGGCTAATGACGGGCCAGTTGTCTTTCTTGGATTTGCGCCAACATGGGTAATGATTAAGGAGTCGGATGCTGCTGGAGGGACTTGGCATATTTATGACAACAAACGAAGGACTTATAACCCTAACACTCGTGATTTGAATGCGGATATAACTAACGCAGAAGGCTATAACAATGCGGATATAGACCTTTTATCAAACGGTTTTAAGATCCGTACCGTAAGTACGAGTACAAACGAAAGCGGCAAAACGATGATATATGCTGCCTTCGCAGAGAATCCATTCGGCGGCTCCGGTTCATCACAAGCAAGAGCTAGGTGATGCCGACACACACTCCAAACATCGATATGCTTCAACGTATTGACCTTGTCGATAAGGCGTTGCAAAAAAATGCAGCAGAACTCAACACACATGAGGAAGTGTGCGCTCTCCGATACACGCAAATCGAGTCCCAGTTTCAAACCACCATCAGTAGGATTAAACGCCTCGAGACGATTGTTATTAGCACAGCCGCTACTACAATCATTCTTCTACTGGGGATGGTTTACAGGGGTTGATCATGGAGCTAGGTGCCAGAGAATTGCTAACTTTTGGCACCGTCTTAGTCGGTTTAGCCAGCGGTTGGGCTATGATCAAGAGCCAACTGGCCCAGGCCCAAAGAACCATTACTAAAATCAGTAAGGCGTTACAGTCGATTGAACTCCGTATGGATACCGTGGAAGCTGGAGAGGCGGTACAGCGTAATCAGCTTAAAACAATTACGATGATACTATCGCCAGACGCGTTGAAAAAGTCATCTGAACGTGATGGTGCTATTGAAGAAAGGCTGAAGTCCTTGGAACGTGAAGTGACAGCCGTTCGTCGTATGCACAATGATAAACATCCAAAGGTCGATTAATGAAGTGGGTTGCTGCTATATCTCTTCTTCTTGTTTTGGGTTGCACGACGGTAGAAACAAAGGAGGAGGCTGTCAATAAGGACGGTGATGCTCCTTTGCTGATGCCAGCAAATATGCAATGTTTTCCCTATCCTGTAATGTCGCGAGTTTTATTTGACCAGTATCGTGAGACACAAGTGGCAGCGGGTGTACTCGCCACAGGCCAAGGCAAATACATCGCCAACCTTTTTAAATCAGAACGTGGAACTTGGACACTTGTCATAACAAACCCTGAATTAGTCTCGTGTATCTTAGGATATGGTACGAGTTGGGCTACTGCTAAACCACCGGAGGGTGTATGATGTGGCAGTCAGAAAGAAGAAGTGTTGTTGCCCTATTGGCTATAACTTTTATCATATATACAATTATTCATTCAGGACGGTTAGGACTATGGTAAGGAAATAAGGATGCTTAGTTTAGTCGGATCACTTCTTGGTTTTGGTACTTCTTTTCTACCTAAAGTCATGGACTTTTTTCAAGATAAGCAAGATAAGAAACATGAACTCGCGGTCATGGAAGTACAAGTACGTCAGCAGAAAGAAGCAGCTTCGCAGAAATTGGAGGCAATCAATGTTGAAGCAGATATTAGAGAGGTTGAGGCGCTTCAAAAATCTATGCAGCCGGTGGGAGTTCCCTGGATCGACGGGCTTCGAGGTAGCGTTCGCCCTGTCATTACTTATTCTTTTTTCCTCCTGTTCGTTTTCGTTGAGGTCGCCGCCTATCTTAGTCTCACTGCCCAAGGGGTATCTGGATTGGATGCGGCCGGACTTATCTGGGACGAAGATACAAAAGCACTATTCGCCGCCGTCATCAGTTTCTGGTTCGGTGGAAGAGCAATAGCAAGGGGTAAAAAATAAATGTCAAGAAACAATGTTGTAGACAGTAGGATTTTTTGGGATTCGTTAGTAACCAATACAATCAACAAATTTGAATATGATGCTATTAGTGCTGAAAAATTTGTTGAGCATATGGGCCATTTAGGCTTTAACCCAGAAGACATAAAAGAAATATATGAATTGCAATGAAACTGGTCTCAAAATTATTAAACAGTTTGAAGGTTTTCATTCAAAGGCTTATCTCTGTCCTGCGGGGATTCCTACGATTGGATACGGCAGCACCAGAGGTAAAAATAGAAAGAGAATCAAGCTCACAACAGCCGCCATTACGAAAGAAGAAGGGGAAGAACTCCTCAAAAAAGATGTCCAGTCAGCAGAAAGCTCGGTCAAAAATTTAATTAAAGTTAAGTTGAATGAAAATGAATTCAGCGCGTTATGCTCCTTTGTTTATAATTTGGGGAGTGGAAATTTACAGTCAAGTACTCTTAGGGCTAAATTAAATCGGGGAGATTATGAAGGCGCTGCCAATGAATTTCCCAAATGGCGTAGGGCTGGTGGAAAAATCTTAAAAGGCTTGGTTTTAAGACGAGCGACTGAACAGAAACTTTTTCTAGCGTAGGTTAAAAATATGCCGCTTCAAAAATTAAAAATTCCAGGAGGTGTATTTAAAGATCGTTCTGATTACGCTATAGACGGTAAATGGATTGATAGTGATAAAGTTAGGTTTCAACAAGGGTTGCCCGAACCGATTGGAGGGTGGCTAAAAGAAGCAAACTGGTCTGCTACGGGCATACCTAGTCAATTACAGGCTTGGAGTAATTTAAATGGGGATCAGCTTTTAGCAATAGGTACAGAAAAGAAGATTCATTTAGTTTTTAACGATACAATTTATGACATAACGCCAATTCGTGCTACGGCAAGTTTAACCAATCCTTTTACAACTTCAAGCGGTAGTCCCACAGTTACAGTGGCAGATACTGCTCATGGTTCAAATGATGGAGACTATGTTGTATTTACTGGGTCTAGTGCTGTAGGTGGAATAACAATTACAGGTGAATTTGTTTTAACTTTTGTAGATGAAAATACCTATACCATCACATTTTCTAGTAATGCTTCTAGCACTGCTACTGGAGGTAGTAGTGTAACCGCTACTTATTTGATTTCTAATGGTGCTGAACCTGGAGCAAGAGGTCTTGGTTGGGGTATAGATACATGGGGCAGTTATCGTGAAGGTTCACCTATCACGCAAAAAACTGTAAGTGGTCTTACACAAGCTAATCCAGGAGTTGTTACCGCTACCGCACATGGATTTAGTAACGGTGATTTAGTAAAATTAACCGAAGTGGTTGGAATGGTTGAGGTTAATGGTAATTATTACACCACAGCAAATGTAACGACTAACACGTTTGAATTGTCTGGTACCAATACGTCTAGTTTCACTTCCTATGGTTCTGCTGGCAAGGCGACCTTAATATTTGGTTGGGGTTCTGCGGCGGCTGTTTCTTCTTCTACGGTTGTATTAGAACCCTCGTTGTGGTCATTTACTTTATGGGGCGAAGATTTAATAGCTACTCGTCGTGATGGCGGTACCTATATATGGGATGCAACAAACGGTACAGATACAAGAGCTATTGCACTTAGTAATGCGCCTACTAACGCTTTATTGAGTCTGGTTTCTGTTCCAGATAGGCATGTTATCTGTTTTGGTGCTGATGATGATCCACTTTTAGTAAAGTGGTCAAGCCAAGAGGCTAATACTACATGGTCGGCTTCGGCTACCAATACGGCTGGGTCACAGCGGTTGGAAGTAGGACATAGAGTTATAGCTATTCAACAGACAAGAGATCAGATTTTAATTTTTACTGATGAAGCTCTGTTCGGTATGGTTTTTCAAGGTCCTCCGTATACCTTTGGATTTAGAGCTATAGCAACTTCTTGTGCGCCCGTAGGACAAAACGCGGCAGTAGAAATTAATGGTGCTGTGTATTGGATGGGCTGTGGACATTTTTATATTTATTCTGGAAGAGTTCAACCGATTCCTTGTCCTGTTCGTGATTTCGTTTTTGACGATTTAAATGATGATTTCCAAAATATTTCCTTTGGTGGGACGAATCGTAAGTTTACAGAAATCTGGTGGTTTTACCCTAGCTCTGAAGCTACGAGTCCTGATCGTTATGTGGCTCTTAATTATACGACAAATGAATGGTTTGTCGGCAGCTTAGATCGAAATGTTTGGATTGATGATGAAGACTGGCTGTTATTCCCAACTACTACTGATTCTAGCGGCAATGTCTATTATCAAGAAAACGGTAGAAGCGACAACGGTTCTGATATAACCAGTTATGTTGAGTGTGGCGCTTTAGAATTAGGTGAAGCCGGTGATGCCATGCTGTTGGTAGATAAAGTTATTCCGGATGTATCTGGCACACCGCAAATTACACTGTATACTCGTAAGTACCCCAATTCAACTGAAGTTACAAAAGGTCCGTATGATTTATTCTCAACGACGGAAAAACTTAGCCTACGGGCAAAGGGCCGACAGCTTCGTTTAAAGGTAAGTTCTACAGGACAAACATATTGGCGATTTGGGCATACTCGGTTCCAATTCACGGCGGATGGTAAACGATGACTATAGATACAACTATTGGTACAATTGGTCCGTTACCAACACCGCCTGAAACCTATGAACCTGATTATATGATACAGCTTATTGATCGTCTGGATTTAATTCACCAGC